ACGACAAGAACCTGTTCGAGTACATCCGCGCTTGCATCGAGGATGCCAGCGTCACGAAGAAGGCCATCAAGATCCCAGGCCAGTACGGCTGGCAGGAGGATGGCACGTTCGTCTACAACGGCAAGGTCTACTTCCAAGACGGCAGCACGCGCACGGTGCCGATGCCAGACTTGGCGAACCTCACCCGCGTCACGCGGTCACAGGGCACGCTGGAGGAGTGGAGACGCTTCCCACAGATGCTCATGCGCAAGAAGCAGTTTGACCTGCTGGGCATCGCCTGCATGGGGTTCGGTGCGCCGCTGATGAAGTTCACGCAGATGGCGGCGCTGACGATACATGGCGGGTCCACCGACAGCGGCACGGGCAAGTCGTTGGCGCTGAGCTTGCTGAACTCGATCTGGGGCCATCCGATCCGCTACCGCACAGGCAAGAGCACTTCGCCTGTGACCATGCAGCAGCGCATGGGTAACCTCAACAGCCTGCCGTTCACATCGGACGAGATCACGCACAAGTCTCGGCAGGACATGGAGTGGTTCCCAGGCTTCATCTTCGACGCCTCGGAAGGCCAGGGCAAGGAGAAGAGCGAGGCGCACCACAACCGTGAGCGGCTGAACCTCGTGTCGTGGGCAACGCTGGTCTTCCTGACCTCCAACACCCACATGCAGGACTACATGTCCGGGGCTCGGCAGCACACCTCGCAGGGCGAGTTGCTGCGCATGCTGGAGTGGACGCCTGAGGTCAAGCTGAACTGGACGCCGGAGGAGGAAGACCTTCTCAAGATCCCCGTGCACAACCACGGCGTGGCTGGCGACATCTACGTGCGCTGGCTGGTGCAGAACCAAGAGACTGCAGAGCGCATCACCAAGGAGTGCATCCGCAAGATCAAGGTCGAGTGGAAGATGTCGGGCGATGAGCGCTACTGGGCCGCTGGCTGCGGCGCAATCATTGCCGGTGCGATTCTTGCTTCAAGTAGGTACGCAGGCATCATCGACCTGCCGGTGGACAAGATCATCGAGTTCCTCAAGAGCTTGGTGGAGAAAGCCCGCAAGGTGATCAAGACGGGCGGGCGCACGGCAGAGGATGTGCTGAACGCCTTCACCCGGGAGAACTACGGGCAGTTCGTGGTGATCCGCCAGAGCAACGGCGCTCTGTTGGCAGCGCTGGGCTCAGGGCAGGAGATCGACCAGACGGTCACGCGCAGCAAGGTCATGGGCCGGGTGGAGCACGGCATCAACAAGAAGAACTACGTGGAGTACTTCATCGAGGAGCAGATGCTCAAGTCGCACTGCGTGGCGATGTCCTTCGGCTACGACGCGTTCAAGAAGCAGATACAGGCCATGCCCGGGTACACGGTCGGCTTCGAGCGCAAGGACATGATGGCGAAGACTCGAGGCCCGCAGATGCGCGTGCGCACGATCTGCATAGGCCGACCGATAGAAGAAGACCCTCACAATGCTGCGGCACTATCCGTGGGACCGGCTTGAGAAGGGTCAGGGATTCTTCGTCCCTGCCCTGGACCTAGAGGCCGTGCGACAGGCGGGACTGCTGGCTGCAGTCCCGCTTCACATCAAGGATGCCCGCGCCCAGTTCGGTATCAGGCAAGGGCGGCTTGGGGTGTACTTCTACCGGATCGATTTACGTCGCGCCAGTCGCTAGCTGCTGGAGTTTCGCAGCGTCTGACGCCTCACGAGTCATTGATGCCAGTCTGATCCTGTACTGCTGGATCTTGTTGAGTATCTCGCGTTTCTCGTCTGGCGACTTGTTCGACGCCTTGATGGCGGTCTCCATCTGCGTCAACTCGCCCATCTGCTGCCGCAGGTAGCCGCCAAGCTCGGCACGCGCATAGTCCGTAGCCCGGGTCTCCAGCAACTGTTTGGCTTCGGCACGTTCACCCTTGTTCACCAAGTCCTTGAACGACGCCTGCACCTGCTGTGCCTCGCGCAATTGATCGAACGTGTTGTTGATGATCCACCGCGCATCGTTAGGCTGGAACATGGTGCCAACCACCGGCATATCAGACAGGCGCTTGGTGGCCTTCTCCGGGCCTTCGCGTACCAGCGGCAAGCTCAGCGCGGCGAGGACCGCCATACCCGCTCCACCCAGGTAACCTCGGATGAGCGCCTCAAACTTGATGGGGGAGATGCCCGCGCCGCCGAAGAGCTTGGCAAGCTCCGTGGTCTGATCGCGGTACTGGTACTGCGGCAACAGCAACTGCTCCTTGGCCGAAACAATGTCGCGCCCTGTGAAGAACGAGAAGTTGCTTGCCACCTCGATGCCGGGTTTGAACACCTGCGGGATGAAGTACGACGACCCGCCTGGGACGGTGTTGCGCAGGATGGCCTTGAACGCTTGTGCTGCCGCATCTTGTTCTGAAGCGGCGCGTGCCGCTGCATTAGCTGCCGTGTTTCCACCTTCAGCGGCATTGTCGTAGTTCTTGGGGACAAGAATGTTATACAGCGCCTCAGGCAGTGCCTTGAAGATGTAGCCGAGTTCAAACGGGATCGGCACGCGCAGCGGTTCCGCAACACCTGGAATGCGCACAAACCAATTACCGTACTTGTCCTCAGGCAGCGCGTTCTTGTACGCCTCATCGTCCTGCATGGCGTGCGTGTAAGCCAGGGAGATGGCGAACATCATCATGCCCCGCGTGATCAGCTTCTGCTTGATACGCGCCTTCTCCGCCGCTGTGATCTGTCCGAACATAGCCCGGTACAGCACGTTCAAGCCCTGGATCTGGGCGTTGAAGAACGGGATCATTGAGTTGGCAAAGTGGATGCTGGGGGACGCACCACGCTTGTTGAAGTTCATGGACTCCAGCGCCAGCAGCGTGGCCTCCATCTCCGACATGCCCTGCTTGAGATAGCTGTTGTACTGAGCGCGGCGAGTGAGCGCATCGGCCTCCATGCCCAACGCTTCGAGCTTACCCATACCCACGTTCAAAAGATTCCCGCCCTGGAGCATGTCACGCATGATCAAGCTGATGTCCTCGGTGGTGCCCGTGAACATCTGACCGCCGACGATGCCGCGCTTCTCTAGCTTCTTACCGGCGGCGCTGCCGATTTCTCTCAGCGCACCCAGCACAGGCGTAATGTCCGCACCAGAAGCGATGAACGCTTGCGTCGAGTCCCGCACGATCTGCCGCAGCATGTACGGCGGCATCAGTGTGATGGCCTTACGCAGAATCGTGGTCGGCATCGCCATCATGCGCAGGGCGCCCGTCAACTGGACGGGGATACCCTCCATGCCCTTGACCAGCAGATCAGCGGGGACTCCGGTGTTCACATCCTTGCCGTTGACCTTGATGGTCTCGGTGTCGAGGATGGCGTAGCGGTCTTCACCCTTGACGCGGAACTTCACCACATCCGTGCCACTGATGGGCTTGTTGGTGACCTTGGCTGCGCCCAGGTCCACAAGCTCCATGACGGCGTTCTTGGTAGCAAGATTGCGCAGAGACATGTCCACCAGCATGTTGGTATTCTGTATCGAGCTGATGGTGAAGTCCAAGATGGGTTTGTCACCGCCCACAAGCTCTGCGAGGTGCGGCATGTCCTTGACGTTGCCGACCTTGAACGGCGCTTCACCGCCGATCACCAACTCAACCACGCCGTTGCGTGAGCGATACCAGGGGATGTAATCCTTGGCTGACAGCAGCTTGTCAGCGTAGTCCTTGCTGAAGACGCCGGTCTTCTGAGCAAAGCGCACGAGCCCTTCGTTGTACTCGTTGTACTGATCGCGAGCGGTCTCGAAGATGTCCTTCAGCCCGGGCACGGAGTCAACCTTCTGCAGCACCTGTCGCAGTTCCTGCTCGGTCACTTGCCCGCTCATGTCGAGCTTGTCGTAGCCCACACGCTTGGCACGATTGGCAGCGACGTACAGCGTGAACAGACGGCTTGTGGCGTTGGCATCACCCACCATCGGGGTGGCTCGCTTGAGCGTAATGACGACCGAGCGCAGGCTGGTGCCATCCTGGCTCTCGATGATGAACTCGCGCTCACCATCCTTACGCTGGATCTCGAGCAGGTCCAGCGCCCCGTTGCCTGCCGACTGCGAGACGAAGTTCATGCGCTGGTCGTACATGCGCAGGTAGGACATCATCTGCGTGCCCTGCAGCTTGGGCAGGTACTTGCGCAGGCGCTCGAAGCCAGCGAAACGGTCAATGACTTGCGTTTCGAACCCCAGCCCGGTGCTGTTGGCCTTAACGCCTTGCCACCACGAGCGGTTGCCTGCCACGACTCTGCGGGCTACAGCGTCGGCTTCTGCAAGCTCCGGGTTCAGCCCGCGTGGGCGGTTGAGCACCTTCGGCCCCAGCAGGCTCATGTCCTGCGCAGTGGCACGCGGCACACGCGTCATGAGGTTGTCCACCGACGCTAGCGTGGCGTCCAGCATGTTGGCGGGGGTCTTCACGCCCAGCATGTCGAGGATGAGGCTCTTGAACGTGTCCCACATGTGGCGCAACGTCCACTTCTGCTGGCGCATCTCCGCCTGCATGACATCGTCAGACAGCGCCTCGGAAGCGAACTCGCTCAGGCTGGTCTTGGCGTTCTCATTACTGGCGTTGGGCAGCTTCTTGTAAGCCTCGAAGAGTTCTTCCAGTTCACGCTTGGCTCGAAGCTGTGCGTCGGTAAGCCGGTCCTCAGGCATGCGCAGCACGCGCTCGACTGCAGCGTGGGTGCCCTCATGCAGGAACGTGCGCTCGTTCAAGCCGTACTTCTTGTCCAGGCGAATGAAGGAGCCATCGACCGCCGCTTGGCCGTAGGCAGCAGCGCCATCGGGATCACGCAGGTCATCAACCAACTCCATGCGCGTGTTGCCCAGCAACAGCTTGAGCCGCTGCCCGATGGCGCGGTTGAGTTCGGTGCTGCCGTTCTCCGCCACGTTGGCTGCGACTGCCGCAGCACTGTCCTCAGTGTCCACGGGCTCCTTCAGTGCAGGGCCTTGGGATGCGGTGGCAGCAAGCTGTTCGAGCGTTTCGGTAGCCGCATCAATATCAGGCGTTTTAATCTTTTTTAGATCTTTGGAAAGTGCATCGATCTCGGTTTGTAGCTTTCCCTTTTCCGTTTCAAGTTGCTGTTTTGCAGACTGCTGTTTGTCAGACAGCGTTTTAGCACCCGCAACAACGGGGCCATTTTTGTTTGCCTCAATAAAAGCCAGTTGGGATTCAACGTCATTTAACCTAGCGCGTTTAGTGGCAAACCGCGCTAGCGTGCTGGTGCCCGCAGAACGGATCTGCTCTTGCACCGTTTCTGCAAACTCTTTTCTTGACTTCACTTGCGGCAAACCAAGCGACTCGGCTTCTTCTGCGCTTACACCAAACAAAGACGCTATTGTTGGCTGTACGCCGCCCACTTCTTCTAGCTCTTCGGCTTCAAACGTCGCTCGTTCTTTTGCATAAGCCCTTTCCGTGCGCTCTTCGCTGGTATCTTCTTCGATAGCCGCTTCTTCTACCTCTTCTTTTGCCTTACCTTTGGACGGACTGCGACTCAGGTTGTACTGGTCCAGCACCATCTGCTCGATCTCAGTCAACGGCTCCTTCTTCGCCTTCTTGTCCTTGGCTTGGTTAACGATTGTCAGGATGGCCTGCTCTTCGCGCTGCTGCGGCGTCATGGGCTGACGCAACATGGTGCGCTGCTCAGCTTGCTCTCGCGCTGCATCCTCGGTGATCGTCGTGTCCTGCCCCACGCCCTTGCCGGTGTAGCGTGTCTTCTGGGACTTGCGGGCTTTCTCGATCTGCGTCTTGGTGGTTTCGGTGGCGTCAATCTCTGGTGACTCTGCGCGTGTGGCAGCTTCCTGCGTGTACTGCGCCAGCCGCTCAGCCTCTTGTGCCTGCTTCTGCTGTGCGGTCATTCGCACGGTAGGTGTCGGCACAGTGGCGGTCTCGACCGCTCCTCGGTTGATGCGGTCTTGCAGCCACGCTTCCTTGCGCAACATTTCGGCAAGCTGAGTCTGGAACCCGAGCACGCCCTTGGGCATGACCCGCGCAGCCATCGCGTTGGTGACTGCATCCCTGTACGCTTCCTCCAACTTGCGCAGGGTTGGCTCAAATTTGGCACGCCCCTCCGCACTCGTGATGCGGTTGTACGCCGCTAGCGCGTTTTCGTAGGGCTTGCGCTCCTTGACCCCTTCGACGGTGAACCGACGAGCGCGATCCAACGCCTCCTGTAGCTGTTTGGTGAGGTCCGTTATGCGTGACTTGTACCCCTTGAGCACCTGCTGCGGGTTGCCCTTGATCTGCCGCATTTCGTCGGCCAGGATCGTCGGCGTCGGGTCTTCCTTGGCAAGGCGCTGTGCAGCCGTGATAGCTGGGTAGGTCGTGGCCTGAAGCGGTCGCCCTTCCGCATCCACACCCTCAGGCGCTGACTGCGCCCGCTCCAGGCGGGCTTGCTCGGCCTTGAGCTTTTCTGCGCTGGCAGTACGGCGCTCTTCACGGTCCACCGCGTCACGTTGGCGCTTGCGTGCGGCCTCTTCTGCGGTCAGCTTGGTCTCGGTTCGCGAGACGAGCGCCTTCAGTTTGTTGACTTCTCGCTGCGCTGTGCGCACATCCTTGCTGGCTGCAGCCAGCATCGTCGCATCAGGCTCGGCGCGGTCTGCGTAATCGGACATGCGCTGCGACGCGTCTTCCAAACGGATGTTGGCGTCGATGTAGGCCAAGCGGGCGTCAATTTCTTGTATCTGCTTTTGCAGCGCTATCTCATCGGCGTTGACCGCATTGACCATCTCGTTCAGGAGGGCCTTGTCCTGCTCAGAGATGTTGGCCTGCTGGATAACACTCAGGCGTGCATCCCGCGCCGGATTGCGCTCACGCTCCAATGCTTCCAAAGCACCTTTTAGTTCTGCTTGAGTCGTCACCTTCTTGAGCACGCCGCCTGCTTCGCGCAGCATGACCTCATACTGGTCGAACGATGCACGGCCTCGCTTCTTCAGCAACGCACGGGCTCCCTTGAGCTTGGCGGTCTGCTCATCAGCAGCACTGAGGAAGCTGCGCAGCGCGTCGATACGCGCTGATACGCCGGGGAACGCCGCTTCTCCCAACGTAGTGGTCTCGCGTCCCTGGATGAGCGTCTCAAGCTTTGAAAGCTCTTTGCGGGCCGCGTTCAAGCGCGGGATAGGGAAGACCTTATCGCGGATCTCCGTGATCTCATCAATAACCCCTTGCAGGTAGTCCAGCGTCTTCTGAAGCTCCGCCATCCGCTCCTTGGACCGCTCCACCACACGCCCGGGGTCAGCGATGTCACGCAGGCGGTCTGCCGCTGCGCTCTTGAGGAAGCGCTGGAACTGCGCCGGGGTCTTGCGCTCGGTGACGATCTTCTCTTGCTCTTCGGGGAACAACGCCTGTTGCCCTGCCTGAGTCTCGGCACGACCACGCTCCAGCCTGGAGATGATGGGCTCCAACTCCTCCTGCATGGACAGCGGGAGTGCCTGAGCGCTGGGGCCACGGATGGTGTCACGCGAGATGTCTCTGCCCAGGCGCTTCTCTACGGCTGCGGTGCCTTCGACTTCCTTGCGCTCAGCAGGAGCGACTGCGGCCTCAAGCTCTTGCGGCGTGGCTTTGAACACGGCTGCTGCCGCGTCCCTGCGGCTCGCACCTTGAGCAAGTTTTTGTTGGAACAGAGCCTGACGTTTTACATCATCCGGCGTCGCTGTAGTGGGGGCTTCTACGGCTGCGCGGCCTGTGGCCGGGAAAGCCTTCAGCATGGTCTCGCGCCCAGCACCGGGGCGGGCAACACCTTCTTGCTGCGTCTCGATACGACGAAGCTGTTCGTCGAGCGTTTGGTAGAGGCTTTGGGGCGCGGCCTGTCCTTCTGGGCGTGTGGCTTTTGGCTGTTGTACGCTTTCAATCGCATCAGTATCGACAAGCTTTTGTAGTACCTGCTCGTCCGTCTGAACCTCCTGCGCACCTAAAGTTAAGAACGGTTTTTCATTACCTTTACGAATACGTACATCTGAAACCGTGTTAGCAAGCCTAGTAGGCTGCACTGGCGTAGCAGTTTTAGCGCCTTTCTTTTTCTCAAGTACAACAGGACGGAAGATTTCAACCTGTACTTCCGTGCCGTCTGCTTGCCGTGCAGAGTACGAAATTTTGGCTTCTTTACCGCTACTTACAGGTGTATAGCTTGGCGTGGTATCAGCAGTGGTGTATCCCACCCCCGGCTTCAAACCTTCAGTAGCCTCACGCCCCGGAGCCTGCACATCCTCCTTGGGCAGCACAGACTCGACACGGCTCAGGAAGTCATACGCGTCATCAGACAATCCCGGGGTTGCCTGCAACCGGGCAAGGCGTTCGCTCAGGCCCTCGTAGGTCACCTCACGGGCAGCGGGCTCGGCTTCGCCAAACAGCTTGAACTCACCGGCCACACGCTGCTTGGGACCAACAGGCGTAGCGGGCCCCTTGCGAGGCATCGCTTGGCCTTCCTGGGCAAGATCAAACAGCTTGCGCTGGAGGTTCTTCTCCGCGTCGTCCTTGATCTTCTGCAGCTTGGCTAGGCGTGCTTCAGGCACTGTGGCGTCTTGCCCTGCCGCCTTGCGTGCTGCAATCAATTCCTCAGTGGCGCGGATGGCTTGGTTAGCACGGTCGATACGCTTAGTCTCGGGGGCCAACTGCAACTGCTGCGCAACGTCGGTCAGTGCACGACTGGGCGCAGGTACACCCTCCGTGGGAGCCAGCGCCTCGAACGCTTGGGCAACGGCACGCTGCTGGTCGGACTTCTCAACGATGTCCCCCATGCGCTGCTGGAAGCCTTCAACGCCTTGGCCGACCCGCTGCGTGGCTTCGAACGCGGCCTTGGCCTGCTGTTGCTGTGCAGTACGCTGCTGTGCCGCTGCGTCTGCTGCTTGCTGCTCTTTGAGCGCCTCGGCTTCTGCAGACTTTTGCTGCTTGTCGCGCTCTTTAAGTTGCAGCTTTAGGCCGCTGAGAATCGCGTTGCTCTCACGCTTCTTCAACCCGGGAATTGCCACATCACCTGCCACAAGCGCTTGCGCCATCGCAGGGTCTTGCATCAGATACGCCACGTAGAACGAGGGGCGATCAGCCGAATCCATCGAATCAACAAACGCCTGTTCATTTGCGAGGTTGATTCGAGACTGCGCGTAGGCGACTGCTGGTGCTGGAGAGGGCGGTGGTGGCGCGAACGTCTCTTCCCCGGTGAACACACGCGGTTGCAGAGGTGTGAGGTCCACACCGGCCTGCTCCATCTGGTATTCCAGAGGCGATAGCCCTGCAATGCGCTGTTGTTCAGGAGTTAGAACGGGCGGCTTCGCCGCTGCGGCAGCAGCCGCTTCCTGCTCACGGATGGGCCGTAGGACGCCCATGACCCGGTTGTACTCGGGCGCTTGCTCCTTAAGCTGCTCGGTCAGCGCCTTGCGACGCTCGATCAGATCCTTGTTGGCCTGCCTGTCTGCGAAGCTAGCCCCCTTGGGCAGCTTCTCCTTGAGCGTGGCAGTGAGGTCGTTGTACTCCTGCTGCAGCGCCTCGTGTGACTGGGCGAATTCCTGCGCGTACTCAGGGGACTGCTTGCGTGCTTCCTCGGCCTCCTCGGCAGCAAGCTGTGCGTTGCGCTTGGCCTTGGCTTGCTCCGCAGTTTGCCTTTGCAAGACATCTTGCGCTGCGGCTTGTTCACGCCCGCGTTCTGTATAACGTCCAGGCACCGCCAGTGCGCCGCCCAGGACGGCACCACCGAGGAAGCTCTCGAAGTACTCGTCCCGAGCCTTCTCGTCCGTGATGTTCAGTCCCGCCTGCAAGCGCTCGAACACCTGTTGTGCAGCTTCGGTTGTACCTTCGATGCCTGCGGTCTTGCCTGTTTTGACGGTGTAGTCGATGAGCGTTCTCTTCAGGCCCTGCTCAGCGATCTCCTTGGCGTTCTCAGCCGTAATCTTGATGCCCGCCTGACCGAACAAACGCCCGATGCCCGGGATCATCCGCATGGACAACGTATCCAGCGCAGCTTGTGGGATGGCCGCAGCAGCGGCGGAGCCCAGGCTGGTCTCACCCAGCGTCTTGCCCTCCTCCATCTGACGAGCGAGGTTGGTTGCCGTGAACTGACCAGCAGAGGTCAGACCGGCAGCACCGAGCGTAGTGAGCGCGGCAGCAGTGCCCGTCACGGGCAACGTAGCAGCGGCAGCACCAGCGGCAAGGGGCGCGGCCATGTAGGGCACAGACCCGCCCAGCAACTCTTTGAACTTGGTGAACGGCGCTTCAGTCCAGCCCTCTTCGGTGGGCTTAAAGATCTCAGCCGCACGTTTCTTGGCCGCTTGGTACTCGGCCTCTGCCTTGGCTTCATCCTTGAGGCCTAGCTTGCCTGCAAGCGCAGACAGCCCACCACCTAGCTCGGTAGCACCGGCCTTGGCCGCAGCAATGAAGCCGCCTTCGGGTTTTGCCCCTACACCTAACTGACGGCGAATGATTGCCGCCGCCTCCTCCCTGGACACACTGTCCGGAAATTCAACGGTGCGCCCATCAGGAAGTGCGACGGTGTATGTCATGGGTGGTTACTCGATTTGGCCTGTTGCGGGGTTGTACTTTAGCGTGGCACCGGGCTTGCCGCCCCTAAGTTTTGCGATTTCGTCTTTGACGAGCGCCTGGATCTCAGGCGGATACTGGCTTAGCATGAACGGGTTGGCTATGACCTTTGCCACGATCTCTTTCACGATGGATGCTTCACCCTTAGGTCCTTGTTGTACTTCTACAAGCTTGCCAACATTCTCAAGCGTAGGTGCCAGTCCAAGTTCTCTTAAGAGCGCCACTGTCCCCGTAGGCTTGCCTGCATTGATTTCTGAGGCCCGCGCTTGCCGCTCAGTTGCCGCAGCCTTGCGACTTTCCAACGCTTGATCAAACGCCTTGTTCTGAACATCGCGCTCCAGCTTGGCACGTTCGGCTGCGTTCTGAGCAATTGCATCGTCAAGCTGGTTGACACGACCGTATTCTTGCTCATTCATCGCCTGCACACGCTGGGCCTCCAGCATGTTGCCGCGCCGAATGTTGGACTGAAGCAAACGCATGGTGCCTTGGGCGGTGGCGTACTCTTTGCGTGCAGCCTCAGCGGCGGCTTCGCGCTGACCCATGATGCCTGACAGGCCACGAGCAAACGAGCCCATGCCCTGACCCTTGCGGGTATCAATCGTCCCAGCCAGTCCAAGCAAAGCCATCGGGTCACTAAATACGTCACGCTGCGCACGCGCAAGTGCAGCATCCCGAGCAGCCAGAGCTTCCTTGCCAAACGTCTCGGCTTCAGCCCGCTCTTCAGCAAGGTTCTTCTGCATCAACGCTGATAGTCCTGCGCGACCTGCAAGCAGATCGGCGGGCAGCGTCTTGCGGCCTTCAAGTGCAGCTTTGCGCTCGTCATACATGCGCTGCTCTTCAGGAGTCAGCGTACTGCGAATACCGGGCATGAGAGCCGCAGGGGCTGCGGCGGGTGCTGCTGGGGGACGTTGTTGTCCTGTACCCAGGTTCCGTGCAGCCGCCACCGTTTCGGGTGTAGCCCCACGCGTATCTCGCATAGTCATCGGCACAGGTGCAGGCATTCTCCCAAGCATCCGTGTCAGTTCGTCGCCTGTGTCAGTAGTGCTTTGTGCGGGATCGGGGAAACGCTCAGCAAACGAACGCCCCACGCCTTGTTGACGCGATAGCGACATGCGTTTTTGCGCACGTGCTAAGCGCTCACTCAAGGGCAAACGAGGATCGTCGGACAGATCTTCCGTTTCACCACCATCTTCAAACGCCACCGCACCGCCACCTGCGTAGCCTTGGTCGCCGGACGTAAACTGTTCTTGCTCCACTTGCTTGAGCATGTCCATAAGCTGACTTGCTTCGGCAACCTTACCTTGCGCCAGTGCGGTTTCAATACGGCGGCGTATTTGCTGCTCAGGACTTTGCTGCCCCGCTTGTTGTTCCACCTGTTGCATCTGCTGCGCTTGCGCCACTACTTGCTGTGCAATAGGGGGCTGTTGTCCAGCGTTCTGCTGCATAGCCATCTGGTTCTGCACTGACTTTCGTGCAGCCATCTCTTTCTGCTTCTCAACAATCGCAGCAAGTACTCGGTTCTTTGGGATGGGAGAGTTTGGGTCCCCAAACAATTGCAACATCTGCGGGATCTCAAGCCCCACCAAAGATGGCACAAACGCCGTCAGCCCAGGCTTCGGCCCCGACTGACTAGGCATCATCCCCGGCATTGGTTGCGTTTGCATAGGCGCTTGCCCGGGCATCGGGGCTTGCGCCCCTTGTGGCATCACCGAACGAATACCTTGCGGTTGCATGTCGATTCCTTACTTCGGCGTAGCCGTAGGATTGAAGGCGTTGTACAGCGCCAGCCCAGCCAGTGCACCTTGCAGACCCGAGAACATCCCAGACTGCCCTTGATTTGACGAATACGGCGCAGCTTGCAATGGCAACCCACCCAACAACGACTGCATGTACGTAGCCTGCTGATACGGGAACTTCACCGACTCTTGGAACTGCTGGTAGCCAAAGTCCAGAGGCTGCTGTGCAAGCGCCTGCTGGGTAGCGCCCCCCGCAAGCTGTGCGTTCAGACCTTGAATTCCTGCACCAAACTGTTGCTGCCCAAGGCCACCCAAGGTAGAAGCAGCGCTCAGCATCGGGTTGAGAGACTGCAGGCCCAGGTTTGCACCGAACTGCCGTGAGGCTTCCGTCTGCCTTGCGCCCTCAAGCCCGTACTGAGCACCCAACTGAGCAGCATTCATGCCTTGGCCGTAGCCGTATTGACGCGATTGCTCAGTGCCCTTTTGAGCTTCCAAACCAAGCTGAGACTCAGCAACACGCTGTGCCTGCGCACGATCATACGCGGACTGCAAGCCTTTCTCTTGGATATCCCCGATCTGCGTGCCCAAGTTGCGCTGACGCTCCGCTTCCATGATAGCTTGGCGTGACCCACCATACGCACCAGCTTGAGCCAGCCGCGCTTGTTCTGCCTGCCTGCCGATGTCCGCTTGACGCCGAGCTTCCCGAGCCTGGATATCAATGACGTTTTGCTGGTACGGATTCATGTAGTCCTGTACCGACTTCACATCACCCAGCCCCGTGCTCATCGTCTCGGGGGAGTACTCTTGCGGCGTCTGGTAGAAGTTTGCGAAGCGCCCAGGGGCGTAGTTGCCCAGGTTACCGGCGCTGATACCTGCTAGGGCGGCAAGTTGTGAACCCGCTTGAAACTCTGCGGGCAACTGAAGATTGCTCAAACCTTGGAACGCCTGCTGCTGCAGCGGCGACGGCCCCGCAAAGCGCTGACCCGTGAACGGTTGATACGGCAGGTTTGCCGCAGCCTCACCCTTTGCCAGCATGTTGTAGACATACGGCGAGAAGTTTGGGCTCAGCGTGGACTGAGAAGGATCAATAGTTGTGGTCTTTGCGGTGGTTGGTGTAACTCCGCCCGTGTACCCTTGGCCTTTCATCCAGTCAATATCGCCTTGTGACACACCGGCTTGCAAGAGCTTATCCGGAGCAACTTTGTTGGTGTTAAACCAGTTAATCTTTTGCTGAGCGTTGAATGAATCCCACCCGGCAGGCAGGGTTAGACCAGCGAGTGTTGCTTGTTGCTGAGGAGTAGACGTAGGTGCGTTTACGGGCATTGTCGTAGCCCAATTCTCGTAGCCCATATCCCCCATCGTATCAACAAGTTCGTTAGACACTCCTGCGCGTTGCAACTGACCGGGCGTAACCTTCTGTTCGTTAAACCAGTCAATCTTTTGATCACCCGTGTAGTTGTTCCAACCAGTGGGTAGCGTTAAGCCTGCTTGCGCAGCCTGCTGCTGCGGGGTCATTCCGGCGTAACCTTGACCCTTCATCCAGTCGATGTCGCCCTGAGATACGCCAGCGTCCAGCAGTTGATCTTCGGTTACACCGTTCTGGTTGAACCAGTCAATTTTTTGCTGGGCACCAAGGTTTTCCCAGCCAGTGGGCAAATTAGGCATAGCCATTACGCGCTCCTCTGCAACTTGTTCATGATTTCGTACATGCGCTGTGCGCCGCCTTGATCGTCAACTGCAGCTTTAGGTACATAGGCTTCACCGCTAGACACTTTGGCAGGGGTGGTCCCGTTGGGGCCATGAATCACTGCAGGGGTGAGATCTTTGCGTCCTGTGGGGTCCGGTGGACCTCCGATCATTCTCGCACCTGGGACCAGTTGCTGTATACCCCTTGGGCCACCTGCGCCGTCCACAGCCTTCTTGGTCATGACGAAGCCGCCATCTTCCATCTGCACCTTGCCGCCGTTGGCGTAAGCCTGCATCAAGCCGCCGTTGGCTGCGTAGGTCACCAGCGGGCCGTACTTGCCGGGGACTGTGCTGGGCGTGAGTTGCTTGGACGGACCCGCGTAGGCTTGCGTTGCGCCACCGCCGTAACTTTCGCCCCTCTGTCGGTCGAGGTAAGACAAGAGCGCCATGAGCGCAGCGAGGCCTCCTTTGGAAGTGGCGAAGTCCAGCCCCTTGCCCAACAGCCCTTTGGCTCCTCCAGCACCCATCATGTCTTTGATCATGCGGCTAAAGGAGGTGTCCCCACTAGCAGGACTTGTGCGGTACTCTTGGTCGGCAGTTTCTACGCCACCACCAGACGGCGTGCCTCCAACATCCCCAAAGCCACCTTCATCTGCATACGGATCGCGTGCGTATAGCGGCAATCCAGTAAAAATGTCTGGGTTTGAAGCTACGCCAGGGTCATCGTAGTTGTAGTTTTCCCAGTCATCAGAATTTTCCCCGCCACTCATGGCGAATGAATTAGGATCAATATCATATTCCCCTGTAAAGGGGTTATAACGAGTTACCATATCAACCTCTCAAATCGTACATCAAGCCAAACGGCGATTCTGGTGTGCCGCGTGCCACGTTTGACTGCGCAGGCATACGCACATCGTTTCCTTGGCTTCCCCCCATAGCACCGAGGAGTGCGAACAACGCAGCCAGATCCATGCCGGGAGCGGGAGCAGGTTTGGGCGCAGGACCGGGAGCGGGCGCAGGCCCAGGAGCGGGCGCAGGCCCAGGAGCGGGCGCAGGCCCAGGAGCGGGTGTGGTAGCCACAGTTCTATCTTCATCTGACGGCGTGTCAAGCGGCGTACCCGGCGTGCGGTCAGGCTCTTCCATGAAATCCCAGTCCGGGATGATGGTGCCTTCGCGCTTTCCTGTGATTTCAACCCGAGCAGGCTCACCCTCAGTTACGTTCACACGGCGCTCGGTGTCTACAAACGGTTGCAACCACGGGTCAATGTTCAGGTCATCTCTACGGCCCGTAACACCCACTGTTTGGCTTGTCTCTTCACTCGGTACTTTACCTGCCTGTAGTACAGCATCCAGTGCATCATCCCATTCAGGTACGCCCGAATATGTAGGCGTTGCACCTTCTTGATACCAATCATCGGCAGTTGCGGTTGCAGTTACGTCAATGGTCGGCCTATAAGGATCAAACGCCCAGTCAGGCAGATCCCCTGCGTCGGGCTCCATGTACCCTGGCCCATCGACATCAAAGAAGCCTTCTTGAATTTCTCCGGGCGTCTCGTATCCAGGGAAGTATTTCTTGCCCGATTTGCCGCCAGCTTTACTAGCCCCCACTATCTCGTTAAAAAGTCCTTGGAAGTTATCGTTCTTTACAGCTTCTCGTATACGACTTGCTTGCCCTACGCCTTTTAGGACATCAGTAAGTTCTGTCGGGACTTTTGGTGCACCAGGGATACCTGATGTGGACTCAAGCAGCGCAAGGATGTCTTTGTTCTCAATTGCTTTCTGAATAGCGCTGCCAGTTTTTGCGTAGCCACCGGCAGTTTTTAGGGTATTTGCAAGCTCTGAACTTACACCTGGGATCTGACCCACTCCAGGCAAAATTGACGCAGCGGCGGACAGCCAATCACCACTCTTGGCAGCCTGAACTCCCTTGTAAGCGTTTGCCGCAGCAGTAGCAATAGGGCCGAAACCACCAAAACTTGCCGCGTTTACTGCAAATTTTACTAGGTCTGTTAGTCCAGAAGTCTTTTGCGGTTCGGAAATTGCGGTTCGTACAAACTTCCCGTTGTTGTCGTAGATATCGTTTCGGTGGTAACCTTCATATTTTCCTGATAGCGGAGCACTGACCATATACCCGTTTTCAGGTGCGTCTTCGGTACCTCCGTAAACCAACGGGCGAACTTGAACCCCACTAAATTCAGCAACGGTGTCTAAAACTTGACCGCCAGGATCGCCTTCCCCGCTTGGGCCAGCCACAATAGACTGAAACCCCGTCTTCAGGGCCTGATCTAGGAAAGATTTTGGATCGTAGGCCATATCATTGCGTCAAATCGTAGAAGGTCAAAGACCCGATGGCCGCACCGGAAGAGCCCGACAGCACCCGGATGCCCAGCGTATAGATATCACTCGTCCCCGTCAAGGAGGAGCCCAACTGAAGATCCCAGTTGTACACCGCAGGTTGGTTGATCGTTCCACTGGACTGGTTAGTGGACTTCACGTACTGGATATCTACGATAGTGCCTACCGTCATGGCCGTGGCAGAGGTGTCCTGCTCCACGTTGGCATCGCTTGCAACTGCAGCCCAAGAGGCCCCAGTCAGCCCTGTGCTGTTCTTTGCCAGGATAACCTCAAAGTCATCCCCCGTCGAGGTCGGCATCACGTTAAATTTTACAGGCAGCACCACTGCGTTCAGCGCCGTGGAAGCCAGCCGGATGGATACCAGAGGAAGAAAGGTTGTGCTGATTGAAGTTTTGGTCGTTGTCCTGCGGGCCACGTGCTCAATGGATGTCTGCTCGTACCCGCCTTCTGAAACCACCGAGGAGCAAATCTGCTTCATGGACGAAGCGCTTGCCGTCGCTGCGGTGTTGGTAATCTCATACCTGACCGGCAAAATTGCCGTGGTCATGTAAACAGAAGTGATGTCGTTTGCATTTTCAAACGTGTGGCAGACGATGTAGTTGCCGTCAATGATGAACCCACAACGAACAGATCCAACCCCCAACCACTCAAAGTCCATCCACAAAATTTGTGCTTTGGTCAGGTCAAGGGTGTAGCCGGAGTCTCCAGTACCGTTAAGTTTGTCGCCGTTCCAATCCGCTTGGTTAACCGCCCGCGCATCGCTGACAGACCCTGAGATGTAAGACCGCAGGACAAAGGAGACAGTGCTGTCCGCTTGCTGGATAAACACGCCGTTCTGGGTTCCAAAGTACCCCACCCGCTGGCGTAGCCCGGTCTTGGCGGTGTTCATGACGAACGTAGCCAAACACAACAACCCCTTACCCGGCTGATACGGCATGCACCTGTAAGTCTGCCTTACAACTTCAGAACCACTGGAGGTGGTGACATCCATCCGCACAGATGATTCGTTGGGCAGGTACGTGGTTGACCCCCCAGTAGCGGTGCTCGTATCAAACTGATTGTCAATAGCGTAGCGGTTCTGAGAGTCAAAGATGGTGTAAGGAGCGCTTACACGCACCCTGCCAAACGCATCTACGTTTGTCCCGCCGATGGAGACTGGCACAGCGCTTCCTGTTGTAGTCACGATCTGCTCCAGCAGGTTGTCTAGTTGGTTGAAGTACAGGCGAAGGATGTTGACGAGGTTGTCAAGATATCCCTTGTCGTAATCCTGCGTAGGCTTGGGCAGCGGCGGCGCTTTGAAGCGCTTGATGATGGTGGCCCAGATGGTCATTAGCTCTTCCTGCCGTCCTGACGCACATCAATTCTGGGCGCACCCAACTGCCACTGCACGCCAATTTGATCAGACGCAGCCTTGATAGACATCTGCCTTCCACGAACACGAATGTTGACTTGTCCAGTGTATTGATCCACCGGAACTGTCGCACTGCGCACTACCGGATAAGAATTCTCACCCGCCACCGACATGTCCGAAGTCACAGACGCTACAGGTACAACGCCTCGGGTATACCCTGAGCCTGAGTTTTGCAAAGGAAGCAGCGTCAGATTCATCGTGGGGCTTCCAGCCGTAGACCCCGTGAAATTTACGTCAGGAATAACCCGCCACACAAACCCAAAATTGTGCCCGTCATCGATGTCAAATTCTGATGAGGTGATGTAGGCTTCAATCGGAAGAGTCGTAACGGTGGCGTTGTCATCTACTCCAGTTTCGTGGTTTAGCAGACGGCGGTTGTAGTCTGTTGCCATCGGAACATCACTAGATACGCTAGTGTCAATCCAAGCCGTGCGGCCCATTGTGCCGTAATACCAAGATTTCTCAACATAGTTGTAGATTACATAACGGTCTACAACCGTAGAACTGGCAGAGCAGTAGAACCACCAGATTTCATTGAACTGCTCGTTGGTGGATGCAAAAACTTGTTGCGACTGGTTTGTGTTGAAGTCACTAAAGACATACTGCCTCAAGTCACAGACCAGCGTTTCCACACGACCATCGTAACGGTAGAACTTGCCGTTCCCCATCCAGTAAGTAACGCCTGCTGCGGTAGCCCAGGCTCGGTCGCTCACAATCGATGTGTTGTCAGAAAGAATCTGCGTGCCCCAAACAATCGGGGGGCCAAGGTACTGCAATGAGTACAGGGCCGTATCAGACCAAACCAAAAACTCTTGACGAACCTGAGCAACAGATTCAATTCTTGAACCGTGAGACAAGCGCACACTGCCCGCTTGGTTGGTAGCCGCAGGCGTCCAGTTGACGGCGCTTTCTTGATCCGACCAGCGAATGAGCATTGGATCTTGTGTAGATGATCCATAGTCGTTGCAGCCAAACGCCAAGACAAACCGAGAAGTGTCAGATATTGACAAGAGATGCTGAACTGTCGGAACGTCAGATGCGCCAGCCAAAGATGTTAGCGCCACACCCCGAGCAAATCCACCCGTCTGATCCCAGTAGTACATTGGCCCGTCCAAGGGGCCGTAAATTAGATCTTCGCCAAAGTTATCATGGTTCCAAATTCGAATAGAGGTAGTACTTGTAGCACCAACACCCCAGCCACCACCACCCCATCCACCTCCACCCCAACCAGAAAGCACTGTTTGGGTCTCGTCACCAACATTGATCTGGTATGCCGCATTTACCGTGCCGCCTCCGGGGCCAGCAGTGGATGAAGCATTGGAACTTGCTGTAATGGTGTAGGCGTCTACGGTAGTAACCGTAATCTGGTACTCGCCGTTCAGAGTCAAGCCACCCACTGCGGTAGCGCCGGAGAACGTCACAAAGTCGCCGGTAACCCCACCATGTGCGACATCGGACACTGCTACCGTTGGAGAGCCGTTAGTTGTAGAGAACGGGTTTGTAAGCGTTACGGTATCCCTAATGGGCGTTACATCGTTGTACAAACCACCACCCGCAAGGGCGATGTAATACTTGAGGTTCGTCCCAAGCCCGACATATTTAAGCCCATCAAGCGCTGACCACGCCCACAACGAACGGCAAATACCAAGAAACTGCTCATTGGTAACCTGTTGCCAGCCACCAATCTTCTCAGGTTGACCTGAACGGAATCGAATCTTGTCGCACGAGAACCAGCCGCCCTCGGTGCTGTAGCGGGTTCCTTCGCGGTTGACGCCCGACTTCAACTGAAGTTTCTTGAGTGGCATGTTTACCCCAGCAGTGCCGCCTCTGCGGCTCTACGCTTTACCAGACCGGGCAGTACACGCCAACCACCGCGCACCCACAGGGCCAACTGCTCTTTGGCACCTTCCCAGTCAAGCGCCCGGAGTTTGCGCCGTAGGGTGGAGGTCTGCAGTCTACCTGACCCCAGGTTGTAGGTGAAGTCTGCAATGGCACAGAAGGCCCGCCAGTTCCCGTTGGTCACGCTCCAAGCAAAAAGCTCAGGACATTGCCTGATCACAGCCGAAGCACAGACACGGCGCAGTTCGTCCATGAGCCAAGCGTCGGCCACCTCCCGCGTGATAGGCGGGTGGTCCATCGTGACCTTGGAGCCGTCAGGCTTGTAAACGGTTCCCCAGCCGATAGTCGCGTAGCCTGCTGGGCAGATGTAGGGATAGATCAGCCCGTCCTTTCCAAGACGATGCAGCCCCTCAAACTGCTTGCACAGCGCTACCGCTACGTCGAGGTTCACGCAAGCCCCCGCGACTTCAAAGCCCTGTCAAGGAACCAGAAGTTGATCGTACCCGCCACCAGCGCCGCGAAGTCAGGTGACATGGCGGTCTTGAACACTTCCACAGGCGGCATGCCTTGCAGCCAAGCGTTCCAGGCAAACCAGATATGCACGAACGACCAGATGAACAGAATCCAGTAGGTGACCACCGGACGGACTGAAGCGCTGAGAGAAGCTACCCAGCCGCCTGCGGCCTTGACCATTTCAGTCTGCTGGTCCAGCGCGGACTTGAACGCATCCAACACCCCAACATCCACGGCCATACCGTGCTGAGCACCAATCTCCTGCAACTTCTGCGCCCCGCGCATCTGCTCCAGTTGGCACTGCTGCTCAAACATTTTGAGTTCGTGCAGGCGCTCGTTCTTGCGGTCCAAGAACTTCAACACTTCCGGAGCAAGTCGGAACAGGCCCCCAAAGATTGAGCCCAGCAGGCCCCCACCGAGGATGTCAATCATGTCTTACTCCAAAGTCATGATCTGTGCCTGCAATTCCTGCAGCTTGGCGAATAACTGCTCTTTTGTCGGCTTGGGGGGCTCAGGAGGTGGTGGAGGTGCAGGCGGTGCGCTGAACACGCCGTCTGCGTACAGCCAGCCGATGCCCGCCCCTTCAGGCAGTTCCACCCAGCCCTGTTCGGCTGCGTATTCGGGAGACGCCAGAACAGCGTTCTTGACGACGCCAGATTCGATGATTGCGTGTCTCATGTCGTCACCTCACCAAGAGTAGATGCGGGCGTAGCCTGCGCCGCCGGTGCCACCGGCACCGGAGTTAAAGCCGTTGAGGGAAGCGCCTCCGCCAGCACCACCGCCGCCACCAGCACCGCCAGCGCCGCCTGCACCGCCTGCTGCCACATCTGATCCCCCGCCCCCGCCGCCGCCGCTTCCAGAGCCTGCTGTGTTTTGCGCCCCTGCGGTTCCTGCTGCTCCAACAGCTCCACCGGATGCGCCGCCGCCTTGGTTATAGGACTGCGTTTGTCCACCAGCGGCTCCCCCCACCGCTGTACCGCTGGTTACACCACCACCGCCCGCGCCGCCTGCACCGCCGAAAATCGAACCCGCCCCCGGTTGCCCACTGGCACCCCCGCTGACATTGGTTCGCCCACCACCACCGCCGCCCCATTCAGCCGACCCTGCCGACAACCCGGACCTACCTCCCAAACCGCCGCCACCTCCGACGCTGCTTTCTTGTCCGGATGTTGCAGCGCCAAAACTGTTTGTTTGCGGAGTCCCGCCAAGAACACCACTGCCGGCGCCGCCAGACCCACCGCCGCTGCCGCCGTTTACACCACTTGTCGAACCGCCTTGGCCGTCGCTTCCACCGTATGCGGTAAGCACAGAGCCAAAAGTAGTGTCTCCACCTGCGCTGCCCGCGTTGCCGTTCGTGTCGTTTGTTGTTTGCGCTGCGCCGCCTGAGCCACCTGCGCCGATGGTGACGGTGTATGACGCCGCCAAATCGGATGCGCGATACATCTGAAAGACACGCGCACCACCACCCCCGCCGCCGCCTCCTGATCTATCGGTGCTGCCCCTTCGCCCACTCCCACCACCCCCACCCGCACCCCAAAGCTCTACCATCACGAACACTGCGCCGGAAGGCTTTGTCCAAGTGCCGGAGGATGAGAAGACTTGGAGGTTGGCCGAACCAACAGGCGGGGCTGCAGACTGCCAAGTCGTTCCGTTGCTGGTCAGCAAATTCCCCGATGCTCCGGGAGCAACCGCTTGGAAAGTTGACGTACCGTTGCCCAGCAGGACGTTGTTGGCCGTGAAAGTACCCACGCCCGTACCGCCGTTGGCTACAGGCAAAATGCCAGTGACGTTAGTTGTCAGTGAACAGTAGGTCGTAGACGTACTTCCAGTACCACCCGAAGCCACAGGCAACGCCGATCCAAGCGTCAGGGAAGCAAAGTAGTTCTGCGCCACCACAACGTCAGTGCCATCGCACCGAAGCGTCATCCGCGCACCGTTGGGTACAGAGATTCCAGAACCAGCAGAAGTCTTGACAGTCTGAGCAGCGCCCGTGCTGTTGGTCACAAAATACAGCTTGCTGACCGCAGGAACAATGACGTTGTACGAACCGCCCGGAGTCCCGCTCAGCACGAGGAACATGGCCCGTGCTTCATCCGATGCACCGTTGTTGTTAGACAGCGTGTAGTTTGCCGCCGTCATCGTGATCGTGGCGGTCCCCGCGATAGAAGCATCTACCAGCGCTGTCAGGCCGGTGTTGACCTGCGTGCCCCAAGTTCCAGAGTATTCCCCGGTAGAAGGCTGGACCAGCCGAAGGCTTGTGGTGTATGAAGCCATTTGAACCTCAGTTGACTATCTGCGTCCAGTTTGGACCTTGGACTGTTGGGACTTGAACCCACCCCGGAGCCTGAGCGTCTACAACCCCTGTCCAGTTTGGACCCTGCGCCGTAGAAACCATAGACCAACCCGGCGTTTGACTTGTTCCTGCCGCTGACCACCCCGGTGACTGGGCGTCTGATATCAGTTGCCAGTTAGGCGTTTGCCCAGATGGGATGGTAATCCAAGAGCCCGATGCCGTAAAGGAACTTTGCCAGTTTGGACTCTGCGTGCTCAGCACATCTGCCCAGCCCGGAGCTTGCGGTGTTGGAACATTGCCCCACGATGAAGCTTGTGTATTTACAACAATCTGCCAGTTCGGAACCTGCGTGTCATCAATAATGTTCCACAGTGCCGTAGTGACAGAGACATTCCCAATGAAACCTTGGGCTTGAACTCCGGTGACTTGAACAATGACACTTGTACCAGAGGAAACTGCTCCGTTGTAACTACCGAAGTAGCTGCCGAAGTAAGTGCCTGCGTAACTCATGCCGGGTTTACAGTTGTGACATCTCTTGTGCCTGTTGTGTAAGAAGCCTGCACTCGTGTCGTTGTCCCGTCCTGCGCTTTGAAGGTCATCGTGCCTCCTTCTAGACCTGTTGCATCACCCGCGTTTACCGCAAGCAATAGACGCAGCACATCCTTGACTGTCAGAGTGCCTTCCACAATCTCTAACAACGGATCTGTACCTGAGTTGTTCAGCAACTCGCCCATCGTGCCGGGGTCGTTGTACTGCGCTGCCAGGGCTTGCCACACTGCCGCTGCCAAATTTTGAGGAGACAACGTTGATTCGCCCGTGATGTCAGCCGACAACTCTCCAGTGGCGTAGGGGACGAGAGTCAGCGTGCCTGTGCCTGACAGATCTGCTTGGACCGAAGCAATCGCTTCTAGAACGGCGGTGATGGCCCCCGCGCCGGTCAGGTCACCGGACAGGTTTAGCAGCGCCAGCAAATTTGGTGGGGGCGAAATGTCGCCCGCGCCAGTCAACGACGCAATCAGGTCGGCAATCAGCGACAGGAACGCATTGGTAACCGTGCCTGATCCCGTCAGATCCGCAGTAGCGTTTCTGGCCCCCGCCAAACTAGCGACGATGCTCCCCAAGCCATAGATCTGGTTGCTTGATCCGATTTGGCCCGCTTGTTGTGGGATGAACCATGTCAGGCTGGGATACGCACCGTTCGGCAGTGCGTAGTACTCAAGCGCCGTGGTGGTCCGATCCTGCATCATGCGGCTACGCACACGACCTGATTGAGAAAAATTACCCCGGTTACCTGACTGAATAGCCGTGATAGCGCTGGACCCGCCGCCGTACTTCAGCGGCAGCTTGTCATAGACGGAGTAATTGCCGATCAGAGCCATGTTAGCCCCAAGCTACATCAATGCTGCCGTAGTAGGCGGTGTTGACAGGAGTAGCTGCGCCTGCGTACATCAACCACTGCAAATTTGCACCGTCAAAAATTCTCGGCATTGACGGCAACTGATTCACCAAGTCACGCTCCGACGCCACACCAACCGTCGTCAACGGTATCGTCAACAAAGGTTTACACAGTACAAGAACCAAACAACCCGACGTCATTGTGGCGGACAGGCTGATGGACTGGACTGACAAAATGCCCGTGTCACCAGCCGCAAGGGGGAGGAAGGGTCCGTACTTGCCCGCGCCCGTACCGGAATAGATGACCGACCCCACCGGAGATGTGGTGGTGGCAGTTGGCAAAACCGGGGTTGCAGGCGTCAATCGACCTGATGTACTCCCCACGTTTGTGTAGCTAAGCTGGATTGTCGGCGTGCCAGCACCCATCACAACAGAGGGCACGATATACGCCTGTAGGCCCGCACCCGTTGCATAACGTGGCAGCGTCTGTGTACCCGTAAACGACTGAGCGCCTGTTGTGGTGACAGAAGAAATGGTAAACATCGCCACCTGATCTATCAGCATCAGAACGGCTGGTGAGCTGGTCGCTGCGGCTGAGTAGGCCGATATGTTCAGGATGTTCTTGACAGACGGCGAGACATCGCCCCCCGTGTACAAACCGTTGGTGGCAGAGGTGCCTGTGATGGTCTGCGAAGTGACCGTCTGAGAAACGCTGACGGTGTAAGTACCGCCGTTGTTTGCGCCTGTGCCCGTACCCAGCGCGGTGATAAACGTGCCCGCCGAAACACCTGTGCCGGTCAACTGCATGCCGATTGTGAATCGACCCGTGCCGTGCGTGGTGTCGGTAAACGTGGTGCCCGAGATGCTGCCGCTTGTCGCCGCCGTTGTTGCGGTTGTGGTCGTGGTGGCCGACAGCGATTGGAACGCTAGGTTCGTCGTAGACCCGTGCGTCGAGTTCTGAAACGGATTGCCCGCGCCGACTGAGAGGTCATACCAAACACCTGCCGTTTGCGCGGTTGTTGGCAGCGCGTTTTTGTTCCAATCCGTGCGGTTGAACTGCCCTGCGGTGATCGCAGAGATGATCTGATCCATTGACTGCAGCGGCATGCTTTACCCCCAAACGGTTTGAATTGTGCCTATGTATGAGGCTTGGCTTGAAGCGGATTGCCCAGTGTTCAGCAATATTGACAGATAAGCATTGTCTGCAATCACTGGCAAATCAAAAAAATCTATGGCGGGGGTGCGCTCACCTGCTTGCGCAACCTCACGCAAAATGATCTGCTCTAGCGGCTTGACCAACACAAACGCAAGCAATCCAATGTCCGGCGTGTCAAATGTTACGCTCTGAACACTTCTGATCCCTGTATCCCCTGGAGCCAGAGTAAGAAATGGGTAGTTACTGTTTAGTCGTGCAGCCGCTGCGTTGTTGCCGGTTACCAATGCGCCAGTAATGGTCGCTGACCCACAAGTTTGTGTGGGCGATGTTTTAAGCACACCGCTCTGATTGATGTATGTAAACCGGAATGTTGGACCCCCAATACCCAGCATACCTGCCAACTGAACCGCCATGACACTCACGCCTTGCCCATCCGTATAGCGTGTCAAACTTGCCGTGTTGTCAAGCACCTGTTCGTCAGTAATACCTGTGTCTACAAACGGGTAATAGAACAGGTAATCCATCAGGATCATCGGACCCGTTGCCACACCTGTTATTGATATTGGGACTACTGTCAGTGTTTTTAAGTATGTCTTGTACCCCAAACTTGCTACAGGAGGGTTGTGCGGTATCCCGCCATTTGCTGCTTGCCCAATTGGAGCGCCAACAAGTGGCGTAGAGGCGTAGTAAAAAGGAAGCGGATTACCAGGGCTCAAAGTCACATCAAACCAAGCGCCAGCACCTGTGGTCTGGTTGATTGCCTTACGAAAGCCGCCAAAAAACGTCTGCCCGTTCTGTTCGGCGTCAACCAAATCTTTGAACGAGTTGATAGCCATTTACGTTACCGCGCTGGTGCCACGCAAAGCAGCTTCCATGTTAGCCAAGACCGGCGCGTCCTTGTGCCCGCAGGGCTTGTAGACGATGTGCTGCACAAGAAACACCGGCTCATTGCACTGAGCGCACAAATACTTGGGCAACTCGCCCTTGGCAAGATTGGGCTGGTCCATTCAAGTCTCCGTGACGGTCAGAGCCGAAGCATTGAACTGCGGTTGAATGCCTGACGCAACCGCCAGCGAACTGTTTAACGCGCCAGCGTACAGCACGTTGCCCGCACCACTCGCAGCCGTACCAATCGCCACATGGGTTAGCGTAGCGCCCGTGGCACCGCACTGAGGAAACTGGATCAGCGCAGCGTTGACCGCCGTGTTTGTTGAAACCGTCCAGCCTCCCGAAGTTCGCACAACCGCAATCCGGGTGTAGTTTGTGTACGAAGTCTCGTTGGTGGTCTGGTTGTTGCCGGTGCCCGGATCAGCCGTATACAAGCCAACGTACAGATTTGTGTACGGCGACGAAGCGGCGTTATCCGCCATGTTCGCCCAAGGCGTCGCGTTGAAGATCAGCTTCAGCAGGTTGTTGCAGGTGGTTATTGACTTTGCCATGCTGGCTCCTTACGAAATACGAATGATTGCGTTGGTTGCATCTGCAACAGGGAACTGGACGGTAAACGTACTACTAGAGGAGGACTTATCCTGCCCAAAGTCCAGCACCGCGACAGATTTATTTCCCTTGCTGAAGTTGTATATCAACGCTCCTCGGGCCGTGATGGTCGCAGAGGTAAATGAGATATTGTCAAACGTCACCCAAGCGGTAGTGCCAGAACTTGCCACTGTTACGCCTGTCAGCGCCCCGCCACCAGCAACGTATGACCCGCTTGCGGCTACTTCGTTGGTCGAGGAATAGACCGTGGTCGCAGCGCCTAGATCCGCAGCAGAAGTGTACAAGGCAAGTTTGAATGTGTCCGTACCAAAAACCTGAGTGCCCGTGAATAGCTCCGCCTTGAAGCTGGTGGTCATCGTCTGAACAATCGCCATTTAGATCACCTGCGTTCTGAGTTGGCCGCTGCGGTATGCGTCTTGACGGTTCTTGCCGTCGCCCAGGTTCTTCAGCAATGTCAGTGATTGAACGTATTCTTTGTCCATCATCTGCATGATGTCAGGCTCTTGCTTCATAAACCGTGCTGCTTCCAGCATCACTGCGTTAAACAGTACAGAGTCAAAATTGTCACCCAGCCAAGACGTACCCGCAGTCACAATGCTGACCGGGTAGTAGAAGTAGTGCAGTTCTGCCGTCAACCCAGCAGAAGGAGTAGGACCGAGGATGAAGGTCAACTCCGTTAAATTTGACGAGTCAGGGCCGAAGAGAGCGTAATACTTTGGAGTTCCTGTCGTGCTGGGGTTTGGGAACGCCGAGCGGATGAAGTTCACATCCTTGTTCAGCAGATACTCGTAGTTCCCCAGAGCATCAATGACCGCGATGCTGAACACAGACAAGAAATCTGTCGGTGCCGAGAGGTACTGATTCCCGCTGGTCAGCGTGCCCGTGACGTTCTTGCGCAGCGCAGGAAGCTGCACAGAGTTGTAGATGCGCTGCTCTGCCAACTGCGTGAGCGTGGCGAAGTCTGTCGAAGAGAACGTGTTTTCAGTACTGTCCTCGACGGCAGTCTGAAGCTGCGCATACGTCAATGCCACGATCAGTACCTCACGCCATCGGCCCGCGAGACATGAAGCCCCGCGTAGCAGCACCGGACCCACGCTGCTTGATGCCCGTGGTCTTGGCCGCAGGAGCAGGGTGCTTGGAGATGTTGCCCAGCACCATGCACAGATCCCGAGGGTTCTCAGCCTCTTGCGGGTATGCCTGCTTGGCAGGGGGGAGTTGCTTGATCTTGCCCATGTTTCACCCCGTCTTCTGGTTCATGGCGCGGGACAGATTCTTGCCCAAGCGCATACGGTCCTCAGAGGTGGGACCGCCCTTCTTGAAGGCTTTCCCGCCCTTGGCGAGCTTGGTCATCGGCTTGCCGGGGTGCATCGCACGCTCGTGCTTGTGAACATCTTTCATCATCGCTCCTTAGGAAACGGATACTGTGACTGTACCTACTAAACCACTTGGTGCCAAGGCATTTGGCGTCAAGGCGGCATCAAAACTTCTGGACCCACCCACAGGGTTCCAGCCCCACTCAATCACCCGGCTACCCTCGCCGATAGTCCCGATGGCAGTTTGTCCCGAGGCGTACCAAGTGTTCGTATCTGGGCGGGGATCGCGGATGGCCTGGGGGTCGCTGACTGGGTACATCCCGAGTTGCAACTGTGGTTGATCTGGGGTCCAACAAGCCGTACAGGCACGAATCTGCGTTTGCTTGGTTTTGACTACGAGGTTCTTGAGCTTTTTGAGGTCGAAACGGAACCCGCAGACATCGCAGAAACCAAATGCCTTTGCGCCGTTTGCAAAGCGGTTGCTCATGATATGAAATACTGCCTTGGTGTGAAGCGAACAGCGGCCTTCTCGCGGTCCTCGGAACTGGCAAGATCCCAGTCCTGATCGTATTGCGCCTTCAGCACCTGCATTCGCTCCATCGCACCGGGGATCTTCATGGACAGGTAATACGCCAGTCCTGACACCAAAGCGGGGATAAACCTGAACGGTACATCTTGTGTGTACGTCCCGCCCGCACCAGCGTCCTGAATCCTGCGAAGCCGCCAGTAGACAAGCGTGTACGTCTGAGAATTGTCAGGCGTGGGCCACACGGTGAACTGCGGCGCTGCTGCTTGGCGGTTGATCCAAATTTGGATCGGCCTTGCAGACTGGAGTTTGTTCGGGATGGACGAGTAGGTAGAAACTGAGATGCGCGTGATGGTCAGATCAGTCTGCGTGGAGACATTTCCTGCGCCCGTACGAATCACGTGCTCAATCAGATCCACCGTATCGGCGGGCAGCGTGTAGGTGTTTGTGCCAGCGGTCAGGACTTGTGAGCCTTGTTCGATGCACCACATGTTTATGCCGCGATTCGACCAATCTGCGAACAACAAATTTAACGACCGTCGTGCTGTCCTCAGGTCATAACCTGTGCGCAACTCAGCACCACAGCGCTCAAAGGCTTCCTCGACGTACTCATTGAGGTCGAGATTAAACGTAGCGGTGCCGGATGTGGTCATGGCTTACTTTGCTGTCAGCGCAGAACGCTTGAAGGCTTTGGCAGTAGGAGCGCCGGGAGAACCCGGCTTGCGCATGGTTTCACCCGATCCAGCGGCAATCCGCTTGCGCTTGGCGTTGATGTTGGCGTAGAGCCCACCACCCTCGGCGTACTCGGCAAAGTCGGTGTTGTCCCTGCGGGCATGGCGTTTCCCGCCCTGAAGGAAGTCAGTGTTGTCACGGCGCTTCTTCAGTTCAGGTCGAATGTCACCCATGCCACGCGAAGGTCTCATGTCAACTCCTGCACTCCACGCCACTGCCTGAAAGCTGGCGCCATGTATTTTCCGCGCGGGATCGGACCAAAGCACACATAACGCAAAGCATCATCTGGCGTTGATCCCTGCGGATACCAATTCTTGCCGTCCCACAACGAGAAGACAGGCTGCTCCACCTGATCCGGCCAACTTTGGTCAACCATGTAAACGCCTTTGCGTACAGGCTTAGACGTATGTTTGAACCACGGCGTCAGCGGCGGAAACTTGGTATACCAACGGTCAACATTGACCTTGAGGCTTGGATCGTTGAGGTTCATTTTACGTCGTGCCCTTATACAAACCGGCCTTTGGTCTTTCCCTGCCGCTCACAACCGCCACCACGAACTTTGCCGCCGGAGGCGTAGCCTTTGACTTTGCCGCCTGATGCCTTTTTTACAGGTGGTGCTGTAAACTCTTCAAACTCCCGCCGTTTTTTCTCGTCTAACTGACGCGTTATCTCCGCCGCTTCCTGGGGCGATAGCACGCCGGTTTTTGACGCTTTAGCAGCACTTGCGGCAGGTTTGGAGGCAGGAGCAGCGCTTGGCATAAGCCTTCTTACTTGCGCAGCGTTAGCTGGGTTCTCCATTTGGTACTGCCGCATAAGACGGTTAACGATATCCTGCCCCGCCGCTTCTTGCTGCTTTGCAATATCGGTTGCCATGTCACACCACCTTGCACTTGCGAAGGCCGCGCTGTTCGCAGCCGCTACCCTTGACGGAACCGCCTTTGGCATACTTGGAGTCTGGCGTCAAAGCGCTCTTTTGCTTGTCTACAAGCATTTCACGGATTCCGGCAGGAATCGTTGAGTCAATCCCTTTCTTGGGATGACGCTTCTTCAGCGACTCTACTTCACGCTTAGATTCGGCTGCGTAATCCATGACTGTTCCTTAGCAGGCTTTGCCGCCCATTGCCATCTTGACCATCTTGCCCTTGGTCTTGCCCTTGGACTCGATGCCGCCGCCCTTGGCGTAGCCCTTGGCTTCCTTCATCTCGTGCTTGAGCATCGACTTCGGAGCGCCCTTCTTCTTCATGAAGGCCACTTCCTTCTTCATCATTTCCTTGGACTCTTTCATACTGCCTCCTTCGGCATGTGCTTTGGGACCAACAAACTTCTTCGCTACGCTGGGTGAGACATCTGTCTTGCCTGCAAGTGAAGCATACATAAACCTGCGCTGTTTCTCGGACTCAACCGGCATTACTTCTTTCCTCGCCATCCGCGAACTGTTTCTGTTTCCCAGATGCGAATTGCAGTCCATACAATGGTAAAGATCGCTGCAATAGCAGGTAAAAATTCCACGAGCGTGCCAACCACTGTAACGACTGATAGGGCGTCAACAGCATGCTTTGTGCCCTCAGAAACTTCGTGTTTCATGTTAACAGTTCCACGCCCTAAGTGATTTATTGATACGAGAGTTCGGATCTTTAGCCGTCTTCTCGCTGGTGAGTTTATTCTTCATACCCTTCATCCGGGCACAGAATGAATCACGGCGCGGGCCACCCTCGGGTTGAGGGGCTTTGAGCCCAGGCTTGCCGGGGTTGGCTTTGTTGTAGGAGGCGCGTCCTTTGGCGTTGAGGCCACCAGCCTCGGCTTTGCCTTCCTTGCGGGTCCAAGCAGGCGACTTAGCCATTCATCGGCTCCTGTACCAGTTGCACACCCATGCGGCCCATCGCCACAAAGGGCTCTTGGTCGCTCACATCGGCCTCGGCAAAGAGGTCGTCAATCTCGTCCTGCGTGACCTTCATGCCCTGAGCAATGCAGGCGTGGTACACCGTGATGGGGTCGCCCGGATAGGCGTCTGTCTCCACCCAGGCATCGTCCTCCCACGCCCAGAACACGCACGGCACCATGCTGGCGAAGGCATCTGGAATCTGCCCGGAGGAGATGTAGTGCGTGGCAGGCTCTGCACCCGTGGGGCTCAGCGGCGTGATCCACATGTTGGCGTTGTGCGCCGGGTCCAGCGTGTCAGCAATGGTGCGGGCCAGCGAGACTTGCGCGGCTGGGATGATCATGGTGCGGAAGATGTCCATCAGTACGCTCCCGTCTTGCCGTTGACCCATGTCTCAGTGCTGCTGATCTGCGCGGCAGAAGACTGTGCGCCTCGGATGATGAGGCTGTAGAGGTTGCCGTTGAATGGGAATGTGGCGTTGTTGCGGCGACCGATGTAGAGCGGGTAGTTGCCGAAGTTGCCGGTGCCTTGCGTAGTAGCTACGCTGCCCACTTGAACACCATTGATTCTGATGATGTTTGACGCCCCAGCAATATCTGCGATTCCCGTCACGACGTTTGTAATTGGTGCGGTGTAAGTCGTAACTGTGTTGTCAACTTGCGTTGTGCCTTTGCTTGACCAGTTGTAGTTTGCCGCTGCTGAGTTGGGCGCGGTCAACAAGAACGAACCGTTGTTTGATGCTATGGTCGCGCTAAGTTCTGACACAACACCTTGCGCCGCATCACTCAGCTTCCTCACCCCCGCCCAGACCGTAACCTTGTCCGTCGCGGTGAAGTCCACGCTGTTGGTCAGCAGCGAGTCATCGGTGCCGTCAAACGCCAGATACGGCAGGAAGCCCGCAGTGTCGTAGTCCGTCGCAGCGGCAATGCGCTGATAGGCGTTGCTCGTCAGGCTGTTGGTGACGATGAGTTGAGCGCCCCAGAGATAGATGCCAGAGGTGCCGTCACCAGCGTAATTGGCTGTTGAACTTGATGTTGACCAAACACCTATGTAGATTGTCGCCGCTGCTGTTGTTGTAACAGTCATCGAGCAGCGATACCAACCATTGCCGACACTTGTTATGGTTGCCGGTGCAATTGGTACTCCAGAATCCCATCCAACACCCAAAACCGTGCCTGCATTTAAGTCAAATCTATTGGCACCGACTGACCCAACTTCAAACCCCAAAAAGTCGTAACCGTTTCTTTTTGCATATACAGACAATACAACTTGGGTCGTTGCAGGCGCTATTGAGCCAACACTTACAAAATGTTGACCTGATGTTGTATTTGGAACCGCAAAATCTGCTGTCGTCGTTCCATCAGGCGCTACAGCCACGTTCACCCACGGTGGTGTTCCGGTTGTGATGAGGTTTGTTTTTGTCCACGCCGCATTGTCAAACTGCTCCGAATACGTCAGCAGGTTATACCGCGCCCGCAGCACAGGGCGGGATGTGGAGGTGGATTGCGTCGCGTGATTCCCTCGCCCTGATTTGTCGAGCATCCGCCCAACAGGTTGCTCCACCGCCGTCACCGGCGTCCCTCCAGCCGAATCCTGAAACAGCGTGCTCAGGTCGCTCGGGTCATACCACGCGCCTTGTTCGCCTGCGGAGAAGAGCGACGCCGGAGTAAACCCGCCAGACAGCGTTTGCCAGTGGGGCAGAGCGAAGCCGAAGCCGAACGACATCAGAAGATCCTGACGATACCTGTGGCAGTGGTCGTGGATGCGTAAACACGTATCACACGCAGCGGCAAGATAGATCCGGGCTGAAGATTGGCAAAGGTCACATCTGAACCTTCAGCAGTCAAAACCCGGATCGTGCCGCCAGACCCCGTAAACAGCACGCTAGGCTCACGCAAGTTGTTGGTGTCACTCGTGGTAACAGCAGCCGCATCCCCAGGAAATGCCGGGAATGTCGGGCTGTAATTGGTCTTAGCCATTCAGCACTCCTAGGGGGCCGAAGCCCCCGTCATCAGTTCTGGATTGCGGTCGGAGCCTGAGCGCCGTTGTCAGCACGCTGGATGTACTCAATCGTCACCACAGCAGCACCAGCAGTAGGATTACCGCCAGTAGCGGTGAAAGTCCCAGTCACCGTCACATCAGCCGTGCCAATATTGTCAGTGGCAGAGGAAACCAGCGCGGCATCCAGCGTGGCGCGAACCGCTTGAGCAGTCGTCAGACCAATCGCAGCAGAACTCTGGTACGCGGTGGCAGATCCCGCGTTGCCGAACGTCACGGCCACAGCAGAAACCGAACCGCCAGAAATAGCGGTGGTCTTCTCTACGTTGAACCGCAGGATCTTGGACCCGGCAGGCAAGTTGAAAAGATTCACAGCAGACGGCGAAGTTGTCATGGCCGAGAACGGCACATTGACAGATTGCGTCAGCAGGGGCAGGCCGGTGTTGGTGACGGAACCGTAGCGTTGGGTGCCCGCACGGATCGGGCCAGAGAAGGTCGAGAAGCTCATGGCTATTCCTCAAATCTGCGCCCGTCGTCTCTGAGGAGAAGTCTGCCGAGTCAGTCGGCGGGCTGTGGTGAAGCTCGGTTTGCAAGAGGGTAGCATAGTGAAATGGGGTAGTCAAGCGTTTTGACACCGGTAACGATGGGTACAAAGCTCAAGAAAGCATTCCTTTGCTTTGTAACACAACAGACAAAGAAAAAGCCCCCGAAGGGGCTTAAGTGCTTGATTTACAAGGACTTTTTGCTTAGGCTCCAGGGGAAGCGAACATTCCCAAAGGATCGCTGACGCCGAAAGAAAATCTTTCGCGCGCCTTGTACCGAGAGTTCCCGGTGTCGAAATCAGCGTCCATTGACGTAGCCAGCGGTACACGAACAAAGTGCTTCAGACCGTTGGGCACATCCGTCTTCAAGAACCAAGCGTTGGTGTCGGTCAAGAAGTGGTTGACGGTGTAGCCTTCCGGGATGGAGCCGTTGTTCTTCAGCGCGTTGATGTCGTTGTCGGTGGTGCCGACACGCAGCGACGTTTCCAGCAGTCGGGTTGCGACGAACTGGAGTTGCGGAGGAACGATCAGCTTGCGGGGCTTGGCAGCGATCAGCAGACCACGTTCGTCGGTCCAACCAGCGATCTGGATCACAGCCGCTTCGAGGGACGTTTCGTTCAGGTCAGCCGCCGTCGCAGGACGGTTGCTGTTGGTGCCGCCAGAAACCAGCGGGTGAGCCGTCGAGAACAGGGCTTGGCCGTCACCGTAGGTGAATGCCGAGTTGAAGCCGTTGTTCAGGATGGACGCCGCCTTGACCTGCTTGGTGTAAGCCATAGCCCGTGCGAGGGACTTGGTGTACCGGGCAGACAGACTGTCGTACAGGTTGTCTTCCATCGCCTCTTCGGTGATGGAGAAACCCATAGCGATGGTCTCGTGGTTGTAACGAGCGGTCCAGGCTTCCTGCGCATTGTCATACGCGATGGCCGAGCCTTCGTTCTTCACCGGGGCGGCGGAGAAACCAGCGAGCTTGGTCTCTTCTTCAAACGAGCGCTCGGAGGTCTCCGTTTCGTAGATCTCCTTATGCTCTTCACCGTAGGTCTTGTACTCCATGCCAAACAGAGCGTTCAGCCCAGGCAGGAGTTCCTTCAGTAGTTGGGCACGTGAAATTGCCATGATTCACTCCTTAGGCGGTTGTGCTGCTGTAATAGCCATGCACCAGCAGGTTCATCTTCACCAGAATTTCTGGGTACTGAGTGAACACGATGGTAGAGGCCGAGGGAATGGCAACGACGCTGCCAGGAACTGCGATGGCTGAGTTCAGCGTGACCGAGGTCGCGCCAGCCGAAGCCGCTGCCGTCACGAAAGACGACGTTTGGATCAGTTGCCCGTTAGAAGCAACATACGCCACGCTGGTGCCAATCGGGATCGCCGCAGGCAAGCCAGAACCCGTGAGGGTGATAGCCGTACCAGACGAAGAACCCGTTGCCGACACGCTGAAGGCCGTATCTTCAACCACGCCAACACAGCGAACCGGCAGGATCGTAGACACAGGCGTAGCGGTCGGGGCCAGCACGGCGTTTGCCGAGTTGCCCGTGTTCACGTTGCCAGTGTTGTTGATCATGCTCAGGTTCGTGCCTACCATCGCCAGAGCGCCAGAGGCAATCGCCGTGGTAGCAGAGCAAACCACAGCCTTGAACACCGTGTCAGGATCGTCAGCAACAACCGCTGCCGCATCGCCAGCCAGCGTAGACGCGGGCCAGTATTGCGAGAAACGCTTCTGCTTCGTCACCGGGTCGGTGTACGAACAACCGAGGAAAATCCCGGTGACTTGGTTGGAACCCGTGCCGGTCGTGACCGAAGCGCGAGTGATGAAACCACGACTGAGCACCACGAATTCACCGTAGAAGATGTCCGTAGCGTAGCCGTACTGAATCGGCAGGGAACGGGTAGAACCCGCAAACACCTGCCCACCGATCAAATTGATCGGCTTTAGCCCGTA